ACATCAAACATGAAAGCACCGACATCAGTCATGTGTTGAATAGGTGCTAATTCATTTAGTCTTAATTCTGCATCTAATGCTTCTGCGTAACTTTTAAAACCTTGATCTCTAGCTTGCTTGTCCATGGATTCTCTTGCAGCCTTTGGTAACAATTTGTATTGTTTAGTTAAGTATTCTATCAAAGGCTCATCACTCATGCCCGCACCTAACTCACCTACATTTTGTTCCATACCTTTTGTAAATTTGATACTTGCTAATGTGTTTCTTTCTTGAAACCCTGCGCCTAATAAAGGTAATTTACCTACGATTCTAAAATAAGCTGGCCCAGCCACACTAGAAAGTTTACCACCTGCACCTTGTGTCACTGTAGATATACCTATTGGAGCGTTATAAATTTCTGCAAACTTTGCTAATTGAGCTCGCGGTCCGTCAAGACCAAACAATGCTTTACCTAAAAATGGTCTAAGTGTTGAAGCCACGCCTGAAAGACCTGCAGCTCCACCTGTAAAGTATAAAGTGTTTCTGCCATGAACAAGTGCTTCAAGGGCCGCGTTCGGCGCGTCTTGTGGATCTGGTATACCAACAGTTCTTCTTATTGCTGAATTAGTTAAATCATATACAAGGCTCATTGCTGTGCCACCTAAAGTTGCACCAGCTGTGGTCTTAAATACAGTGCCCTCTAGTATTTCATCTGCAACACTCTTCATTTGTTTTGGTGCGCCGGGTAGTTTGGCACCTTTAAATCCTATCGCTGTTCCTGCAACATCTCCTATAGTTACAAAATCATTTCTAGAACCAGGCACAGCTTGTCTTACCATGTTGTTAAGCGCAGTATATTTATCCATTGCAAATCTTTTAGGGTCTTTAAACAATTGAAATATACTAGATGTATTACCAATGGCATCTCTGTGAGCTACAGGATCATATTCATCTTTAAATTTTTTAACGTAATACTTGTAAGGATCTTCACGTCTCTTCATTTCATCTGCAACTGCCTCTTGTGCAGCAAGAGCATTAGCTAATTGATCTGTTACATAATTATATTGATTAACAGTTATAGGATTTTTGTCCTCTTTAGCTCTTTCTCTATTTATTAAATTAACAAGATTAGCTGCTTCAGTTTTTGTTCTTGGTTGAAACAAAGGAGCCATTCTAGTTCTGTTGTCATAAATGTTTCTTCTTATTTTAGGTAATGATCTATCCTGACCTGTATCAGGATCAATGTCTCTTTCAACCACAGCATCTTTAACATATGTGTAACGTGGGCCACGAAGACCTGTCTGTTGTGGTAGCAACTCTACTTCAATATATCCGTCAGGTGCAATAGCTGGTTGTTCGTAAATAGCCATTATTCAACTCCCTCTGGTAAGTTAGCGTACGGATCTAATGTTTCTACAGGATTACCTGTGCCTTGAGTAGGTAATTGAACAGTAACACTAAATTTAGTTGGCTCGTAATTAAATAAAAAGTCTTCATTGTAGTTTGCTTTTCGATAAGCGTTAGTCTGTGCATCAACAAACCCTTGCAGCTCCATCTCAACAGTGTCTAGCGCTGCAATAATTTGATCTGATGAAGCTTTAGTAAAGTCTAATGTATATAGAGTAAGTGAGTCTCTTGCAGCTCTAATATCATCTACGTTAAGTCTACCAGTTCTTTTTCTTGATCTTGCTATGGCATAATAAATAGAGTTTAATTTAATTTCGTTAGCTGCAATGTCAGGATCAAAGTTAGATCTTACAGTAGCAGGATTAAAGAACTCATTATAAATTAAACCTTCTTCTGAGTTTTTATCAGCGTAAAAATCAGTAGCATTTCTTCCGGGATTATTTTCTTGGTATGTGTTAGCTAAATCATTAAATACACTTTGATCAATTTTATTTTTTGCACCTTCATATGCATCTTGATCTATTACACCTGCACCTAATAAAGCATCTGATACATCAAGTATTGTGGATCTTACGTTTTGTAATGTTCTAATAACAAGACCTGGCGCACCAATTCTAAATCTATTTTCAGCAACTGAGGCTTTAATATCTTTAACAAAAGATAATGCTTGGTTACCTTGGTTAATTTTTTCCGATGCAACTATTTGATCTTTTACATTTGCTTTCAAAGATCCATCGTCATTTAGACTGAAGTTTGCTACAACAGCCTCTAATGGTGCTGGCACATATTCTATTTTGTCACCAATTTGTTTTGGAATAAAAGGTTTTTCAATACCGTCAGCAGGGTCAACACCTAAATAACCTGTAACATATTTAACTGTTTGATCGTAGCCTTCAGGTTTTAGTGCAAAAACTTTTGGCGTTTTCTTAAATGTCTCCATTAATAATTTGGCATTGTTCTCCATAGCCATCATGTCGACATCATATTTGTACGCAAAATTTTGCTTAGCAAGTTCTCTTTTAAATCTTAAATCACCCTCATCAGAGTCTGTATTGATCTGTAATACTTTCATAAACATTTCAAACTCATTTGCACTTCTCATGTCATTTTGTTCTTGCATTGCTTTTAAAATGTATTCTCTTCTTGCTCTATCTTCTTCTGATTCTTGTTCTGCTCTAGCAGCTTTTGCTTTTCTTTTTCTCTCATTTATTGCAGCTAAGTCGCCAAGAAAGTTTTCTCCTGCTCTTGACAAAGCAGGCATGATTGCACCGCCTGGTGTAGGTTGCATTAAACCTAAACCTAATCTAATTAGTGCTAAGTTTTTTTCAAAACCAAAATTTTCTTCAGGTGTCGTATCAACTGGTGTCAATGCATCATACTCTTTTGCAAACTGCTCTGCTGTTTTCGGAGCTCCTGCAAACTCTTCATATTGATCTCTTATTGATTGTGGAGTTACATTGTAAGCTGACATCAAACTAGCTATGCCATCAGCATCAAAAGGCACCATATCCGCCTTATAAATATCACTTAAATCAAATTTTACGGGAGCTGTAGGACCTGTTGGTTTTGGTTTAACTGGCTCAGGAAACTGACCAGCTCCAACAAATAAAGGCCTGTTTAATATTGAATCTGACATGTTACCTACTGATTATAAAAACTTCCTAGCGCACCTAATCCTGATAGCCCTCCTCCTACAGCTGCAGCAAGTGGGTTTGTAAACGGTATAGGTTGCTGTGATATTGTTTGAGATACAGAAGGTATGCCTTGTAGTATATCAGATGCAAATTGTATTCTAGATCTTGGCTCTAAGTTTGCTGCTGTATCTTGTCTGAATTGTTCATCTGCTAGTGCTTGTGCACGTGTACGTTGCGTCTGACCGACACCAAGTAACGACTGTATACCTTGTTGACCTAAACCAAATTGTTGCGCACCTAAATTACCAATGTCAAGAGCTTGTCTACCTGCTACCTGACCTAATTGTCCATACACTGGCGCTGCTTGTAACTCTCTTGCTCTTGCTGACTCGCTCGTGCCAATAGCTTGTTGTTGTGCCTGCATAAAGTTTCTTGAAAGATCCTCAAACACTCTTCTTGATTTTATGTCTTGTAAATTTTTAGCTAGCTCTGCTTCTTGCACACCAAATCTAGAACCACCAAAAGCTCCTGCTCTTTGCGCCTGTGTAGCTAAATTAGCTTGAGCTTTTGCTGCTTCTTCATCTAGTTGCTGTAATGCTTTTTTAGTAACGTCAGCTTGATACTGATTCATAAAATCAGCTGTTCTTGCATTAGTAGGATCAAATTGTCTTTGAGCAGCTTGTAAAGAAGGTATACCAAGTGCGCCTGTTGCCATAGCACTATCTAATGCAGTGCTTGCTCTTTGTATAAATGGTTCAAAGGAAGCTACACCTGTTCTTTGCCCAGTTGTTGGATCAATACCTAATTGTCTAGCAGCTTCAGTAAAAGCTGCTGCTTCTTGAGGGGCAAACTCTGCTATGCCTCTTTTGGCAATAGGCATTCTTTGATCTGCTAATCCTTGACGTCTATCTCCAACATCTAAACCTGGAGGTATTTGACCTGCATCTTTATCAGCTTGTGTATATGTTCCTGTAGGAAAAATAGCATCTAATAATCTACGTCTAGCGTCCTCTAAAAAAGGTGCTTCTCTTGCTATTTGTGTTTGTGTTACGTTACCGCCGTTAGCCATTATCCTACCTTTTTACCCATTTTAGCTAGTTTACTTTGTAAAGCGTACATAAAATCTGCACCTTTTTCTCTAGCTTCTTGTGCATTTTTTGCACCCATCATCACTCCTGCACCATTAACTGCATCTGCACGTTGTACAAACTCACCATCACTTAACATTGCAGGTATTGAGTCACTTGTTTTTGTGCCTGGACCACTTATCTCTCCAGTTCTTCTCGGAAAGTTTTCTACATCACCGCCTTCTGCCATGCCCATGACACCGCCGGTGGTAGCAGAATAAGCAATTCTATTTCCTAAATTAGCTAATCCATTTGTTTGTTCTTCTTCCATCATGCCGCCTTGAGCTGCTGCAACAGGAAATAAATTTCGAACTCTTCTCTCTTCCGGTGGAGGTGCGAGTTGTCCACCATATGCTATGTCCACTGCACTTTGATAATCTCTTGCATCAGGAACAAAAGCTCTTTTTCTGTCTTGCTCTGCTGCTAAATAAGATAACACTGCTGGTAAACCAGTAGCTAATAATTGTCCTCCAACTGAAGGACCAGTTACTTCACCATCTTTTGTTCTTGGAGTAAATAAAGCACTCTCCATCGTTTTCTTTACAAGACCATCGTCACCAAAAATTTTTGGTAATCCAATGTCTTGAGTTCTTTGTCGTGCAGCATCAATCATACTTGTGCCTTTACCACCTTGACCTCTAAACCCTGCTATGCCAGCAAGACCTGCTTTAACTAAAGCTTCCTGTGGTTTATCACCAGCTAATAGCGATGCTATGCCAGATCCAAACGCAGCGCCAGGTGCACCAAACATTGATCCACCAATGATGGGGGCAGCAATTTGTAAGCCTTTTTCTAATATTCCTCGTAATCCTTTGAGCATAATCTCCTTTGCAATTTATGATTTGTGAGCAAGGAGGCTAGACTTGAAATAAAAAGCCAATTAATTCTATATTTATAGGCAAATTATTGGTATATGACAATAGATAAATGGAGGAGATCCGAATGCAGAAAGAAATAAAATTAAAATTTGACGCTATTAGACCATTTGGTCCTACGGTTGTAAAAGGTAAAGTGCCAGATTTTATATTAAATTTGGTAAATGAGAAGTGCGATGAAATACTTGGCGATCCTAAATTAGCGAAACAATGGGATTGGTCTCCTAATTTAGCTGGTAATGTTAAACAAGAAGTTCGTATACCACCAGAGTGGATTGATAAAGATGGACAGCAATTAGTTTTTTTAATTGGTGAAATGGTAAAACAATATTTAAGCATTCCGCCAGCAAGTGAAACTTTAGAGGCAAAAAAAGTTTCAAAGATGGTAGTTGAATCAATGTGGGCCGTGAGCCAATGGGCTGGGGATTTTAATCCTGCACACATGCATGACGGTGATCTATCAGGTGTATTTTATACAAAGATGCCAGAAAGCATTGAAAAAGAAAGAGCAGCTGAGGATCATTATCCTAGTGTAGGTGATATACTTTTTATGTGTGGCGATCCAAAAACTTTTAGCGGTCACAAACTACAACACCCTCCAGAGGTAGGAGATATATTTATGTTTCCATCTTGGTTAACACACATGGTTTATCCTTTCAGAACACCTAATGAAGAAAGGAGATCAGTATCATTTAATTTAAGACTTGTGCCTGAAGGCGGAAAACTTACAACAGAAAAAGACGAAGCTAAATAATGAAACCAAAAGCAGTTTCTATGAGTCACGTCTATGGTGAGTCAAATTTAGGTTTACATGAAAATTACATAAATCAGTTAAAAGCATCAATAGAATTGTTAAGAAGGGGTAATATAAATGGCAAAGTAAATTCTAATTGGGATTTTGGATGGCAAACAGAAATGCTGCCACACTCAGGTGTTTTTGAAGAATTAACACAAAAAATAACAGAAAAGGCTTTTACTTTTTGTAAAAATTTAAAAAATTTTAGTTTTAGCAAGGTAGAAATAACCGCTCTTTGGGCTAACATAAATTATAAAGGGGATATTAATTGGCCTCACAATCATCAAGGTGATCTAGCTGGTGTTTTTTATTTGCATACTCCTAAAAATTCTGGAAACATAATTCTTGATTCGTTTAATTATAATCAGAATTGTAAAATAGGTTGTTATCTGTGGGATACTCAAAAAAAAATTATAACCCCTAAAAACAATAAAATTGTTTTATTTGATTCAAGTTGTATTCATTACGTCACTAAAAATAAATCAGACGACATAAGAATAAGTATGAGTTTTAATATTAAAATTTATGATTAATATTAATAAAGAACTAAAGCTACAAAAAAAATTTAATGATGACGTGGTGACGTGGGAGGAGGCGATAGCAGATTACGATAATTCGAAGAACAAAAATTTACATGTAAAAGAATCATCACCGTATGGTTTTTTTGTAACTCATAATATTGATTACCTACCTAAAGTAAAAAAAGTTTTGGACATTTTAAATTTAAATTTTGCACATTTGTACTGTAACCTTACCACTAATGCACCTACTTTTGGAGAACATGTAGATCAGGTGGACGTTTATTTTTGGCAATGTCAAGGATCTACAAAATGGATAATAAATGAAAAAATTTTTATTTTAAATTCAGGTGATTTATTATTTGTTCCAAGTGGGGTTAAACACAATGTAATACCTTTATGTCCAAGAATTGGAATATCTATGAGTTATGACTAACATTAATAAGATACCAATGGTTAGAATCACATGGCTTGACGCAAGAGATATGGAAACTGGTTGGTTACCAATAAAAGAGATTATCGATGCTCCGTTGGCCGTGTGTCAAGAAGTTGGCTACATGGTTGTAAATAATGATGATAAGATTGTAATTATGCGATCTTGGTGTATAGATAAAGATGATAATCACGGTGGAGGAGCGATTGCAATACCACGAGGTTGGGTTAGAAAGATAGAGTATTTGAAAGTAGAGTATGCAACAAGATAAAAATTTAGAACTTTTTTCTACAAAAATATTTGTTTTTAGGTTTACAAATGAAGAGATAGCACCGTTGATTAATGAGGTGTTAATTAAGAAAAAGCAAATAAAGAAAAGAAGTCTTATATATTCAAATTATGGTAAAGTCGGTAATTATTTTACAGATTATCGTAATCCAATACAACTTCATGAGTACGAAAAACTAATGTACTCTATGATAAATCATTTTAGTACGTTTAATGTAAATCAATATTGGACAGCTTTTTATAATAAAAATAGTATACATGAAGAACATAAACACGCAAATTTTATTAAGGGTGCAACAAACAATTTTTCTAGTGTTTTGTATTTATCTGCCATAGGGGGCACAACATTTTTTAGCCCAAATTCGACAAGCATAGAAGATGAACATTGTATTAATTCTGAGGTTGGAAAATTTGTAATTTTTCCCAGCAATTTGCTACACAAAGGCGAAAATCTTCATGATGGTGAAAGAATAATAATATCATCCAACATATCTATCACATGACAAAAGTATTTATTGGCACTCCTTGTTACGGAGGAATGATTACAGCAGACTATTTTAAAAGCTGCATGCAGTTTGTAGCTCTAGCTGCATCTAAAAAAATAGAATTACAGTTTGGAACAATTGGTAATGAGTCACTGATAACCAGAGCTAGAAATACTTTGGTTCAACTCTTTATGGATGGTGATTACACACATCTTATGTTTATAGATGCTGATATAGCTTTTAACCCAGAGTCAGTCATTAGAATGCTAGAGTTTGATAAAGACGTGGTTACAGGAGTTTATCCTAGAAAAACAATTGATTGGATTAAAGTAAAAAAGAGATTGAAAGATAATCCTGATATATCTGAAGACGAGCTACTCGCAGCTTCATTACAATATAATTTAAATGTTAAAGATTCTAATAGAATAGAAGTGCAAAAAGGATTTATAGAAGTTATGGATGGTGCAACAGGTTTTATGTTAATAAAAAGAAACGTGTTTGAAAGAATGGCTAATGTTTATCCTGAATTAAAATTTGTACCAGATCAACATATTAATCAATCTCATGACAAAGAGTTTGAATACCACAAAACATCTGATTGGAATTATTCATTTTTTGATACCACAATAGAGCCACAGACAAAAAGATATTTATCAGAGGATTATGCCTTTTGTCGATTGTGGCAAAATATGGGTGGCAAAATATATGCTGATATCATGAGTGGTATGACACATTATGGAAATTATGCATTTAAAGGTAATGTTGGAACTCAATTTAAAACAAAATGACAAAATTAAATTTACAAGTTATTGATAATTTTTTACCGCAAAAATATTTTAATAATCTAAAAAAAATTTCAAAACAGATAAGTTGGGGACCGTACATGGATTATTTTGACTCTAACGAATCAACCAGACACAAATGGTTTTATAGAAATATAGAAGATGACGAAGAATTAAAAAATATTTTAATAAAAAACATACGAAATAAGACTATATTTAAAATAAAAGATTTTAGTCTTTTACACATAACTTTAGTGCCTAAAGGAGAGGCTTGGCCTCACACTGATACAGGAGACAATTTTAAACATCAAATGGTGCTTTATGTTGATGGCGATGTTGACATAAATAAAGGCACGGGCTTTTATGTGCCTACTGAGACTGGAGTTACTCTCAACACAGCTGTTGGGTTTTATGCCAATAGAGCTATATTTTTTGAATCTGGGGTATGGCATACCCCTTTAGTTTTTGCCTCAAACAATGATACTTCTAGGATATCAATTGTTGCACAGTTTTAATAAGTAATTTATTATTCACACATGCAATTAGTGGATCTTAAATTTAGACCAGGTATCGATAAGCAGGATACAGCCTATTCCGCTGGAGATGAACGTAAATATGTAGACTCTGATTTTGTCAGATTTCATTATGGTAAACCAGAAAGATGGGGTGGCTGGGTTAATCTACCAAATCCTAATGTTACAGTGGTAGGCGTTGTTAGAGATACACATTCTTGGATAGGTTTAGATGGCACAAGATATCTAGCATTAGGAACAGATAGAAAACTCTATATTTTCTCTGAAGGTAAAGTTTATGACATAACACCACTTAGAGAGACACAAGCTTTGACTAATCCATTTGCAACATCAAGTGGTTCTGCAACTGTGACTGTAACAGATTCTGGCCACAACGCTGAAGTAGGTGCTTTTGTAACATTTGACAACGGATCTGCTACGAACGTGGTTGATGGTATAGATTTTAATGCTGAGTTTGAAATACTTACAGTGCCTACGAACAACACTTACACTATAAACGCAGGCACTAATGCCTCAGGAACTACTGCTGCTGGTGGAGGTTCAGTAACTGCTACATATCAAATAAATCCTGGACCAACGTCTTCAACATATGGATATGGTTGGGGCACTGAGACATGGGGAGCAAGCACTTGGGATGAACCAAGATCTTCTTCTAATGTTGTTGTTGCAGGAAGAAATTGGTCTTTAGATAATTTTGGTGAAGATTTAATAGCCACTGTTTTAGACGGCGGAACTTTTATCTGGGATACATCAGGAGGATTAGCTGCAAGAGCTACAGCTTTGTCTAATGCACCGACAGCATCAAGATTTAGTATTGTCTCCACAGATACAAGACATTTGTTAATATTTGGAACAGAAACTACAATTGGCAACACAGCTACACAAGATGACTTACTATTTAGATTTTCAGATAGAGAGGATGCCACCGATTATACT